CCGAAGACCCTAGCAACCCAACAAAATTAACCATCAAACTTGAGGGTGAGGACTACCTAGGGTGAAGAAGCCGTGTGGCCGGTGTGGCCATCTCAAAGGAAAGCATAGGCACATTATCGATTTCAGCGTGCCTTGGAACCATCCTCACAGAGTAACATACCGCTGTGAGGGAGACTGCCTGTGCCGCAGGCATACTGACGAGGATAAGTACTATGCCACAAAGCAACCTGTCAAAAGCGTTGCACGGCAGGCCGTTCCAGATGGAGGGTGCCCGGTTTGCGATGGAACACAAGAGCGTTCTGATCGCAGACGAACCAGGGCTAGGGAAGACCATCCAGTCAATCGGTGCAGTAGTCGGTAGTAAGACTACGGGTTCCGTACTCGTAGTGGCACCGAAAACTGCTGTGTACGTAACGTGGCCTCAAGAGCTCAAACGTTGGCTCAGTGACGTAGCTCCACGCGACCGTGTTGTCACCATCGGCGGGAAGATGGACCGCAAGGAGCGGCTGAAAGTCGTACGGGACATACTAGATTGGGAGATGGTCAACAATCCCGCGCTAGGGCCGTACGCTCACCCCGACGATCCTCCTGTACGACAATGGATCTTGCTGTCTCCCAACTACATTCGGTACAACATACGCTCTGACGACCAGGGTAACTTCGACTACGACGAGAACGGCGAGAAAGTCATACTGCCAGTACGGGAAGCGTTAGTACCGCTACTTGGTATTGAGTACGGAGCCATTATCGTTGACGAAGCTCACCAGACCCTAGCCGGCGCGACTGGTAACATCAAGGCGCAGTCGGCGCAGTCCAGAGGCTTACGGTTACTAGAGATTCGGGAAGGTGGCCTGCGACTGGCGCTGTCCGGTACTCCCTTCAGAGGGAAGCACGAAAACCTATGGGGGATATTGAATTTCCTCGACCCTGTGGGCTACGGCGACGGCGAGATGTCGTACTGGAAGTGGATACGCAAGCACTTTGAGGTGTATCTTGATCAGGCTTATGGCCAAGAGATCATAGGTAAGCTACGCAGCGAGAAAGCCCTAGCAAGAGAGGCAAAACGGGTCATGATACGGCGTACCAAGAAGAAGGTACTGCCAGAACTACCAGACAAGCAGTACGGTGGAACACCTAGGTACCCTAAGAAACTCCCGCCGTCTGGTCTCACAGCAGAGCAAGAGGCACAGTGGTACTCGAAGCACAACCCGATAGCCGTGTGGCTTCCTATGGACTCTAAGCAGGCAAAAGCCTACGAGCAGATGAAGATTGAGGCCATGGCAGACATAGAGGGAGGTACGTTGCTCGCCAATTCCATACTGGCAGAACGGACTCGGCTCAAGCAGTTCGCCAATAGCCTAGGGTACCTTGATGACAAGGACCACTTTCAGCCGTCTCTTCCCAGCAACAAGTTCGAGTGGTTGCTGAACTTCTTGGAAGAGAGGGGTATTGATGGCACCGGAGAACCTTCCGGTAATAAGGTGGTGATCGGCTCACAGTTCACGCGCCATATCAACCTGTTTGCACGAGAACTGATGGAGCACTACAAGATTCAGTCGTACGTGCTCACCGGCAAGACGTCTGAGGAAGACCGCGCCACTTACCAGGAAGAGTTTCAAGCCGGCGTCCGAGCTGACGGGACACCGAGTCCTGATGTGTTCCTAATGAATTACAAGGCAGGTGGTGTCGCTCTTACCCTAGATGCTGCGGACGACGTAGTGGTAGTAGATCGTACGCACAATCCAGACGACCAGACACAATTTGAGGACAGATGCCACCGTATCTCTCGTATCCACAACGTAACCGTCTGGAACCTATGTAGTCTCGGTACTTTGGACACCGGAATCCTGAAAGAGACACAGCTTACTGCACATAGTCTCCGTAGGATTTTGGACACCGGAGACAAGCAAGCCGCGATGGCGCTGTTAGAGGGGTAAGATGCTGTATCTTCTAAGCTTCCTAGCCGGTTCGGTGGTGTCCGGTACTGTATTACTTACGGCAGCATGGCGATTGCGAAACCGCTGGTCGGCGCGGCTGACGGCGGTTCGTCTGATGGCTCAGACGGCCAGAGACCTCGAAAACCGTAGGGTTGGTTACGATTCCGGCCGCGACGTGCTCGCACGGCGAGACGGTGGGAGGGCAGCCCGCGTGGTAGATGGTCTCGGTACTAAGCCCGGTACCTTGGCGAAGTACCTGAGTAATAAGTACGGAGACTAAGAAATTGGGTGGGCCGATCCCCTTGACACCGGACGGCGCGGCGCGTATGATCAAACCGTTCCCCGAGAACACACCCAAGAAAGGACCGAAATGACTACTGCTACTACCGAGACCAAGTCGGGACCGGGCGGCAAGGGACCGCGTACTTACAAGGACAAGCCGACGGCGCGTGAGCGTGTGCTCACCGAAAGCTTGGCCAAAAAGGTCAAGGAACTGACTGGGCGCGATGTCTCTTCGGAGACGGCACGCGCTGTCCGGTGGACTATCTCTCGCTGGTATGAGGATCCAGAAACCAAGGAGCTCATGACCAACATGGATGCCCAGCTCAAGCGAGCCAAGGCACAGGAGAAGTTCGAGAAGGCACAGGCAGCTCTCAAGGAAGCTCAGGCAGAGCTGGGAGATGTCGACGAGGACGACGACGGCGAGGATTTCGATGCGTCCGTTGACGATTCAGCTGCCGAGGACGACGAGGACGAAGACGAGGACAGCGACGACGAGGACCTGTTCGACGACGACGACAAGAAGGTGAGCGCCAGCTTCTAAACCCTAGGCCGGCTACCGGATTGGGGACAATACGGGTACCACCATCCTCCCCATGACAAGTAAGCTCACAAGGCTTCTCCCCGTCCGGTAGCCCAAATGGGTAGAGAGACAGCACCCCTCGTTGCCTCTCTACCCTTTTGGGTTCTCAGCCAACCTAGGTGGTAACAGATGGTAGCGAATACCGTACCGATGCTACGCAATAGCGAGCGTCACGACTTCAAGCGTTGCGTGCTGCGCTGGCACTGGCGTTATCGCGAGATGTTAGTACCAATCTCGTTGAACACAGGCCCGTTAGTCTTTGGTAGCTTAGGGCACTTAGCCCTCGCAGACTACTACCAACTAGGCGTAAAACGTGGTCCCCATCCAGCAGAGACGTGGGACGAAATCACTAAGGACTTAGTCGATTTCGTCAAAACTGAGGCCAAGTACTTCGACGACGAGATAGAGGCCAGCTGGGAGGACGCCAGGGAGCTTGGCCGTAACATGCTGGAAGCCTACGTCAAACGGTACAACGGTGACCCTCAGTGGGACGTACTGTGGGTAGAAGACCAATTCCACCAAAACATCAAGCACCCACGCAAGCCTGAGCCTATCGTCAATTACGTTGGTACGATAGACCTTGTGGAGCGCAACCTCGAGACCGGCGAGATTGAGTACGTGGACCACAAGTTCATGAAAACCATAGAGACAGATCACCTTTACATCGATGACCAGAACGGTGGCTATCTTGCTATCGGGACACACGAGCTACGCAAGCGTGGTGTGATCGGTCCCAAAGAGGTAGTGAGAGTACTTGTCTACAACTTCTTACGTAAGGCCAAGCAGGACGAGCGGCCTCGTAACTCCTTGGGAGAGTACCTCAACAAGGACGGTAGCGTCAGTAAGAAGCAGCCGGCTAGGTACTTTCACCGAGAGCGCATCGAACGCATAGGCGCAGAACGGAATACGCAGATCAAGCGTATCGCGCAAGAGGCGTACTGGATGAAAGCCGTTCGCGCTGGCTTGCTACCGATCACCAAGAACCCGACGCGTGACTGCCGTTGGGACTGTTCATTTTTCGACCTCTGCCAGATACACGAGCAGGGAGACGACGAAAGCCTAGAGTACGCTAAGTCTCAGCTCTTCAAGACCGACGACCCGTACGCAGAGTACCGTGGTGAGACACAACCCAAGACCATAGCAGGACGACCGCTCCTGCTAGGAAGATGAAGCAAGGGAAGGAGATTGAAGTGGCTGACGGCGAAACGACCTTTGAAGAGTACCACGAGTTTGAAGAAGAAGAGCCTACATGCCTGAATTGCGGTGAGCCGCATAGCGATTGCCAATGTGAAGAGTTTGAAGTCGACCCAGACACCGAAGACGTATGTGTTACATGCGGACTCAGTGAGGCTGACGACTTCCACCAGACAGAAGAGTGACGATGCCGACGTGGGAAGAAGCTCTCGCAGAGAGCGACGATATTGTAGGGTTAGAGGCGATTTCGCCGCATCCCAACTTCATGGTGTACGGAGCCAGTGGCTCTGGTAAGACCGTGTTAGGTGGTAGCGACGATAAGGTTCTCTTCCTTACCTGTGAGCCGGAAGGTTGCATTTCGGCGAAACGCATGGGAAGCAATGCAAGACAGAAGTTTATCACGCACTGGGACCAGCTCGAAGACTTCTACGAGCGGTCCTACAAGTGGTCACAGACAGAGACGGGAATCCCGTTCACTTGGTACGTGATTGACACGATTAGCGACGCACAAGGTCTCTTGTTCGACAAGCTGTTGGACGAGAAGGGCAAGGTTGTTGAGGACTGGCCAGAGTACAGACTCAACCAAAAGATGTTGCTACGCTACGTCAAGAAGATGAACGCGCTACCGGTCAACATACTCTGGTTGGCTTGGGACCGTAAGGAAACCGACGCTGACGGTGAAGAGTTCTTCTGCCCTGAGATTCACGGCAAGGGCTACTCCATCGCCATGCAGGTAGCAGCGTGCATGACAAGCTATGGGTACCTACAAGTTAAGACCGAAAAGGTGCCAATGGTCAGGGACGGCAAGCCCGTCATCAACCAGAAGACCAAGAAGCAGCGAGTGACGCTCGAAACCCATAGGTACATATACTGGCAGGACATTCAAACCCTGCGAGGCAAGGACCGGACGATGGCGCTTGCGCCGTACACGAAGGACCTGACTCTCAAAGACATTCGGAAGCGCGTAGAGAAAGCGTTTGCCGAAGTAGTGGAAACAGAAGGGACAGAAGGAAACTGACATGCCGAAGGTAATGAAGCCACCAGCCGAGTACAACCCCGAAGACGTACTGGCAGGTGGAGATTGGTACGACGGCCCACTCCCGAAGCCTGGCTTCTACAAGGGACCGATCAAGAAGATCCTTCTCCAGAAGGGTAAGAACGGGATTCGTTGGATGGTCCTGTGCGAGATCGGTGAGGGCAAGTACAAGGGTGCCGGTGTTGCGAAGTGGCTACAGCCAGAAGGTCAAAACATCCCCTGGTTCAACCAGTGGCTGCACAGCATGACTGATGGCAGTGCAGAGCAGATGCGCGGAATCACCAAGGCTTTCAAGGAGATTGGCTACGCCGTCGACGAGAAGGACCAGAAGGGCCGACTGCCTGTGGTGCGAATTGGCAAGAGTTTCAAGCCAATTGGCAAGGTGATCGGCTTTATGGTGAAGCAACGCACCATCGAAGGTGGCGACCGTGACGGCGAGGTTGTGGCCGAAATCTCACGGTTCGTGATTCCTCGTGCCGGTGGGGATGATGATGAGACAGAGGATGATTCGCCAGAGTCGATCCTCGACGACGAAGAGACGACCGACGAAGACGCAACGGAAGACATTGACTCCGATGACGATTCAGCCGGCCTCGATGAGTTCGACGAGGAAACGACGTCCAATCCTGATCCCGTAGG